ATGCTCATTAAAGTTTCCCTATTTAAAAGTGCCGCCCCCAAGGGCGGCGGTTGATTAAACACTTAGCTCTCTTTCAATCTGACGCAACTTGTCGTAGACCTCATCCCATCCAAGACAGAACTTTTCATCGTCCCAACCTTCGTACTCAATCCAGTACCCTCGGTTGTACCCAAGATCATCAATGATGATTTCGATCTCCAACTTTTTAGCAAGCCGTTTGGCTTTACCGTAGTAAGGGTCGTACTTCCTTTTGGTCTTGGTCTTTTTTGGTTTAAACGCCTTGTCTAAAACAGGCAGACTGAACCACCGAGCTAATGCTTGGCTATCACGTTTTTTTGACATGATAAATTTCCCGTAGTTAATTGTTAAACATCAATGAGTTGGGGCTTCCAACTCATCAAACAGTGTAATTCATGTATGCGATAATGTCAAGCACTAAAGGTAAACCAATGTGGCATTAGTCCCATATCAATATCATATGGGTCTTATAAAAAAGCCGCCCGACGGCGGCCACATAAGGGAGTCAACATGAAAGATAAGGCGGCCGCTTATTCCGCCTCACCCCAACTCGCGCCGATCTCGACATCGCACTTGTTGGGTACTTCTAACGGTACAGCATCTTCCATAATCTTTGCAAACGCCAAAGCCTGTTCGCGATCCGTGACCGACATAGCAATCTCATCGTGTATTTGCACGAGCGGTAAGTGTCCTGCCTGATACAAGTTGACCATCGCTTGCTTGGTCATGTCCGCGGCCGAGGCCTGGATTAACCTGTTCAATGCTTTGTAGGTGTAGGCTCGCTTCAATCGAGTCGTTTCGCCATACTCTTTGACCGCCTCCCGATACGGCAACGCCTTGTTCATGGCAAAGGTATCCGGCTCCCATAAATCAAAACGACATCTGCGTCCCAAAATCGAGCGCACGGATCCTGACGCTTCTTTATCGTTTAGTCGATTCATTACGCCGGTCATCAATCCTTTCACGAAGGGTACGCGGTCGTGATACTGGTTAATTAATTTTTTAGCCTCTTCCAACGGTATGTCTAGCTGTTCAGATAGCTTGTTGACACCCATGCCGTACATCATCCCTAGATTGATGGTTTTAGCTTGTTTACGGCCAATGTCTGCCATCTCCGCTACCATCGTATGAAAATCGGTGTCGGGATCTTCATGATATCGACGCACAAACTCCTTCGCTCCCTGCAACGGGATACCTCGTGCTTTGCCATAGACGTGTGCGTAATGAACCAAGATCCGTGGTTCCTGTTGCGAGAAATCAATTGCTGCCCACTGCTCGCCTTCTTCCGGTAAGAAGAGACTACGGATCATCCGCCCCAGTTCTGGGTCGCGAGCCGGTATCTGTTGCAGATTAGGATTGTTCATTGATAGTCGGCCTGACACTGTGCCACCAGAATCAGATCGGTTCTGGTTGATGTGACCATGAATCCTGCCGTCGGCACTGCAATATTTCAAAATGTTATTGATAAATGTGCCTAACGTTTTATTAAGAGCTCGCGCTTCCACAATCATTCTTGCGAATGGGTGTTCATGCTCCGACAAGAACGTCTTCGTAAAGCTAGGATTGCCTTTCTCCGTCTGAGAATACGGAATGCCGATTTTGTCGAACGCTTTCGCGAGACTTCTCGCCGCCCAGATTTCAACATCGAACCCTGCCTCTTTTTTTATTTTTTGTAAAATTACCTGCTCACGTTTGATTAGCTCGTTGCGGGTGCGCTCGGCTCGATCCTGATCGACACGGACACCGCGATACGTCATATCGATTAAACACGGCAGAAGCTGTAGCTCCAGATCGACAATACTGTTCAGCCCCTGTTTGCCGATCTCCACCTTCATATAGTTGTAGAGTTCTAAGGCTAACTGCGCGTCCGTCTCTGCATATGCACCCACATACATGGCCGGCATCTTCCAAAGCTCTGCTTTTGGGTCGAATCCAAAGGTGCGCGCTGCATCGATAAGTTCCTTATCTGATTTTGCTTTGTTCAGTAGGTCAAAGGACAAAGCGTTGAGGCTGTAACTGAACCTGTTTTCATCTAGTAAACTGCCCAACAACATCGTATCGATTAGTTTGCCTTTAAGATCAAAGCCCTCTCGTTTGATCCAACCGGCGTCGTACTGAGCGTTATGCATAATCTTGTCGCACGGCAACTCAAAAACTTTTTTTAGCCACTTACCTACGATCCGTTTATCCAGATTGCCGCCGCCCTCGTGTCCTACAGGGATGTACCCTGACCAATCAGCAGTAGCGATAGCGTAACCAACGATTTCGCCATTACCGGTCGCCCACCCAGACCCCATCTTTTTCAGATCTGGGTCGCGAGTTTCTACGTCAATCGCGATCTGTTTTGCGCCTGACAAGTCTGGTAGCTCCAACGGGGGAACCCATTCTGTTTTTTGTGGCGACATGGCCATCTCTAAGCTCACGATTACTCTCCGGTGATTTTAATTATCTTGGTATAAGGACTGGAGAGCCGTCGGCAGACCGACGTAAGATATTTAGCATCAATTTCCCATACATCTTTCTTTTTAAGTTTTTTAGCTACCATCGTCACCAACGCCCGCTCCTTATTTATTTGTTTTTTTAAAGCCCTTACCTCTGCCCTAGTATCTCGTAAAATGATGTTTTTTCGATTCTGCTCGGCGGCCATTAAAAGCATTTGTTCGTAATTTTTTAAAATAGAATGTAAGGTGTCTACATTGCGTATTGATGTGATGTCATTCATTACTGGTAATCTCTCCGCCCAAAGCGGCATACCCTGCAATATCCACCCACGAGTCTTCGTGTTCTGGCGTTTTGATAAGTCTGGACATCTTTACTGCGATCATACAAAGGATGACTTCATCCGCATCCACCTCAACGCCTAAAATTATTGACCACAAATCAGCAATGCGTTGATGATTGGTGCGCGGATCGCCGTACATTTCATCACGGCTCGCCGTAATCAGATCGGCCGCTTTATCTAGTATCTCGTCCCGTGTCATAACTCATAGCTCCTTGATACATCTTCAGGCTCAACAATAAACAAATTTTCTTTGGTTCTAGTTACGCCCACATAAAATACACGATGTAGATCATCTGGATTATCTCGTGCGGCTTTTTCTGCGGCCGGCGACAAATCGGTAAAGAGCACCACGTTATCGGCTTCGCCACCCTTTGACCCGTGGATCGTGGACACTGTAATACGGGGCTCGCCGTTGAACTTCTCTCCACGTCGCAAGAGCGCGATGATGTAAGCCCGATCCTGCTCCGGTAGCTTGTCCATCGCGACGTGCCAAATCATTTCTCTATCTGCAAGTAACCCGTGGTCGGCGATCAAGGTATCTAGATCAACTAAATCTTCATCGTTGAGTGCCGGTAATTTTTTGTAACCACGAGTCACCCGCTCTTTCAGGCTCATAAATGAGTAGATGTTACGCGCCGTCTTGCCACTGATTTCTCTGTTTTTACGCAGACCCTCCCAACCATTGACCGCATCGGCAATCTTTTCGCCAATGGATCGATGTCCACGGTAGTTGAACAGGTAGCCACTGGATCTTAGGTCGTGGGCGATAGGCGTCAGATGGTAACCAGATTGAGCCAATACAAGCCAAGATCCTTCGCTCATATCAAGGGAATCTAGTGAATTGATTCGTTTGACTGAGCCGCTGTCCGTGCGAGGTGTGTACTGTTTCGGAAACCGGTTGCTAATCCGCCGGCTAATGTTTTCTGCTACCTCATGCACCTGTGCCGGTATGCGGAAAGAGGTTTGCAGAGTTTCTGATCCGCCGTCCAGATTGATGAAGTGATCTACATCTGCCCCTGCCCAACGGTAGATAGCTTGGTCATCATCCCCCGCGCAGTACATCTTGTCAGACATGTCATCCAGAATGTGCGCGATATCCCACTGCAAAGGCGACAAGTCTTGTGCTTCATCAAGAAAGGTCAGCTTGAACCGATACTTAAACGATTGTGCCTTCTTGGAAAAAAGCTCCAGCATGTCTGTAAAATCAAACAGCTTGTATAGCTTCTTATATTTGGTTAGCGATTCACTAACATAGTGCACCGTGTTCCATACCTCATCGATTTCGCTTTGATTGTATTGTTCGCGTAGCGGTATTTTTTTCAATCGGGCTAGATCAATGATGTTTAAGATCGGATCTGTAGCCTTGTTAAGATCCAGGAAGTCATCCCCACCAATGTTGTTAGTCACCAAGGTGACGCCAATAGCGTGACTTAACTCTTTGTAATGTTCTTTCTGCATGATCTGTTCGGTGCGAATCCCCGTCAGGTGCAACGCCAGACTATGCAAAGTTCTGAAGTAAATCAGATCTTCTTTTGGGTTGAGGTTAAATCGCGCACAAGCGCGCTCCTTTGCCTCGTTCGCTGCTTTTCTGGTAAAGGCTAAAAACGCAATGTCTTGAGGTCGTACTCCCTCATCAAACGCCTTGTCTACCATGTTCAGTAAAGTAGTTGTTTTACCTGTCCCCGGTGGCCCGAATATCCGAAACATTCCCGTCTTCCTTTAATTTTTTGCTAACTTCTTGCACGATCTGTCTTACTCTCTCACGCGAAAGTCCCAATCGTTTCGCAATCGCAGTTAGCGTCATGTAGCGGTTGACCCGCATGTCGTATATTTTCAAATCACGTTCTTCGTTATTACTCATTGTTCTCTATCCACTCATTAAGTTCTTTGATCCCGTTCAAGGGCTCCACAAATATTGGAGTGCTTTCACCCACCCACGCTCCGACGACGTTGAACTCAAAATATTCGTCCGCATCGATTGGATCGCCTTTCATTCTTTTTTGTAGAATCTCTCTGCATTTATCTGCGTCGTATACAACGATTGTCGGTTGTCCGCATCGCCGGCCAACTCCAATAATTGCTTCATCAAAACCATCTGCTTTTAACATCAGAACGGCGACTCCTCTTGGTTAAATCTTGGTTTTAGGTCGATGTCTGCTGACTCAAAAGCAGGTATCTCCCATACACGCACTGCGCGTCCTTTTATTTTCAACACGGTGCTTTTGCCATTGATGTCCCGTAGTCGTTGAGCGATCTTGTGTGACTTAAATTCAAAAAATTTATTCTTGCGGAGATGCGCTTCGAAGTCCCGTAGCCGAAAGTAAGTAACATTAGACTCTTCGTCAGTCCAAGGTCGGCGGAGCAAGATCTCTTCTTTGTCTTGCGCTTGCTGTAGGTGACGGCAAAACTCTTCCAAGTAATCGTAAAACTGACCAGACGTACTGGCATCCTGCGCTACTTCCATAATCGCACTTTCATTGTCACGCATCTCTGACATTAGAGTGCTAATCCGCGATTCCCAGTTGATCTTAGATACTGTCCGCGGCATGAAATTAAGCTCCAAAGGCTCCCCATTAACGTCCATAAACCAGACAGGCGGTGTCGAGTTGTATTTGCGGAGGTTCGCAATCGAGGCTCCTGCCGCCGCTGTCGCGATACCAAACTTCCGCGTCTGACAGAGGTCTTTGTTACAATGCGCGCAGATGGGCGTGTCCGTACAACGGTACGCATAGTCTTTCTTTTCAAGTTGTTTGGCGACGATGTTGACTTCGTTAAGCGGTAACGGCGGATCCAAATACTGCGAGTTGTATTCCAGGATCTTACTTTCCCATTCATCGGGGAACGCTTTTCGTAGATAGACTCCCAAGTTGAAGAGTCCATTGTTCCGGCCACCTTCGGATATGTGCTGTTTACATAAATATTGTAAGCACGGAGGACCATCAGCGAGTGCGGACAGTTCCCCCGATTTGGGTGTAAGAAGGGCGTGTACCGCTTCCGTTGTTTGGCAGTATTTTTGATAAAGCGCAAAAAACTCTTCCAGCGTAGCGGATGAACCATCGTTTTTAATTGCATAACGCAACCCCTCTTCGGCATCAAAGTATGGAAGATTCAAAAAGTTACCGACGTCTCCGCGATCTAAATGCAGCTTGATCTGTTTTGGAAATATTTCACTGTCGCCATAACCAAGAGAACTTGAGACCCT